CAACACTAAGTTGGCTCTTAATAGAAACAACAGTGGCAGCAGAAGCAACACCAGAGAGAACAGCCTTAATATACTGCTTGGACCCGACATAAGCAATATAGAGACTTTCGTCACCACTTACGGCAGATGTAAGAGTACCAGACACTTCCGTAGCATCAGCAAAAGATGCATTATCAGCAGACTCTTGAATTTTAATGGTGGTCGCGTCAGTGATAGTGCCGAGTTCGACGACAAAACAAGCTGCATCTGCACCTTGAATGTCTACAGAATCAGACTCTAGGCCAGAGCTGGTGAGAGCTGTAGTGGTTTTGACCACATCAACTATCATGTTATGAATATCTTCACGATTTGGCATTTTATTATTTTCCTTTTTATTAAAATGAATATGAAATGTCTATTAATTAGACAGAGGTTTCGAGTGCCTTAAAGCTGTCAAAGTTAACCACGTCGCCACCCACACGAGCACGAGTATAAAGCTCAACATAAGGCTTAGCGGAATATGGATCACGAAGGATTGACACGCCGAGACGATCAACAATAGTGTACGTGGCATTAAGATCACCAAATACAACAGGCTTAGCACCTGCAGCAATATCTGCCATATCATTCATTTCCACGACACTATAGCCAATTAATTGGCTCGGTTGACCAGCAATAAGACCTGGAGCCCAAACGTAATTATTATCAGAATCTTTAAGCAAACGAACTTTACCCAAAGTATTGCGATTCATTCCAAAGACAGCATTTGCTCTCCATTCAGCTTTAAGAGCATAAACCAAATTCATTAGACTGTCATCTGTAAGCACTGTAACACTACCAGATTTAATAGTACCCATTTTTTGCCAAGCAGTATCACCAGTAGCGGCAGAACCGTAGACGGAATCGTAGGTCATAAGACCACGTGGCTTATTAACACCATTACCGTTAACAAATGCAGCATTCTGAGTACGTGCGAATTTATCAGCAACTTTATTAGACAACCATGCTTCGATATCAACAGCACTATCTTCTAGTAATTTCTGCGTGATACGTGGGGAAGCGGCCAGCTCATGAGTTGGGATTCTCCATTTGCCAATCTGTGGAGTGGCAGTATTTGATGGAGCAGTCGTTTCGGAAACCCATTCAGCAGTTGCTTCGTCAATGTCATAAAAACCTTCAAGAGCATCAGTGCTAATAGTCATTTGATTGGCAACGCCACGCAAAGGACTTGTTTCAAAAATGCGCTTAGCAATTTGATCACTCATCTCAGGGGTAACAGTGTAGCCGCCATCAGGATCTGAATTCACAGACATAGCTTTAAATTCACTATCATCACACTTACGAATATAGGATACTTGTGCAGATTTTTGTTCTACAGATGTGCCATCTTCAGAAACATCACTACGATTACTGGCAGCTTCGATAGCATCAAGACGAGTCTTTACTTCACCGAATTGATCAAGATCTGTGGAGATCTTGTCAAGTTTAGCTTTGGTTTCGGCCGAAGCCTCGCCCATTGTTTTTACTTCGGCATGAAAATCATCAGCAGCTTTCTTGTGTTCAGCGAAAGTCTTACCTAGACCTTCAATAGCATTTTTTAATTCATCAGACATTATTTGTCTCCTTTGAGAATTTGATTGAGAATGTTAATAGAATCAAGTAAGTCTTTCTTTTCTTGGTCTTCAGCGTCTCGCTCTGTCTCACCAGTAACATCTCGTTGCAGTGCGGCATAACCTTCTGATAGGAAAATCTTAGCTTGTTTTTGCGAAAGACTTAAGGTATCTCTTAGAATACTTTCAGCCTCTCGTATTGAAACTAATTCATCGTTATTTATTAAACTTTTTGTATTTGTTACCTTAGCTTTTGGATTCATCGGAAAAGGCACTACTGAGACTTCAAGAAGGTCTAATTCTTTTAAGCCTCTTTTACCTTTTGAATCCATTTCTTTTTTCTTAGTAATGAAACCAATTGATAAACCTTTTGGCCCTGTACCCTTTAACATGCGATAAGCTTGTACAGCTTTGGCCACTGGATTCGGCCCATCTATCCATAGTTGCCCACTTACTTCTAAGCCTTTATTAGTTATTTTCATTTCAGTAAAATCACCAATAGGTTCTTTTATATCATGGCCAAATAACATAGATGGCAGTTGTCCTTTTGCTGTCCACTCTTTTAATGTTTTATCAAAGGCACCATCAAGAACTACATCTCCACCTAAGTCAACATTATTAAATGTAGAGGCTATGCCCTTAAATGTTCCAGCCTCTGAATTATCATCAGCTTTTATTTCTAAATTTAGAATCATGTTTTCCATTATGTTGTTCCTCTACTTTATTTATCTTTAAACCGATGTAATTAAACTATCTATGTTGATACTAATATATGAATCAATGTTATTTGAATTATCATTTAAAATTACTAATGAGCTACAGCCTCTGTATGTAGGATCCAGTCTTAGCTCTCCCCTAATATCAGTGGCAGCTGATAATGATAACGGCATATCCTTTAATGTTTCTGAAGTTAAATTATAACCATTAGTGAATGTAACAGATGTATTAGTTAAGACATTGCCAGTTACTTCAAATGTTGCTGAATCAGTAACATTATAATCACCAGTGGCAATGCCATTAACTCCTGTATTGATATCAGTAACATTGTCTTTAAAAATACAACCATTTAAAACAACACTAACATTCCAAATAATTTTAATGGCATCACCACCACCAGTAAATACACAGTTCCTTATAGTTGTATTGAAGCCAGCAATCCAAACTAAATCAGATGAATTACTAGATTTGAATACACAGTTTTCTATTAAGTTAGTGCCTTTGGCATATAATACGGTATTAAGGCTATTATCAAAAACACAGTTATTAAAATTAATAGTTGAAGCACTACCTAAAGATATAAAATTTGTATTTGAATTACTAGTATTAACAAAACCTATATTTCTAAAATTAATTTTGGTTGGAAAGTCTTCAGCTAATGATACAGCATATTGGCTACCTGATACACTTATTGTGTAAGCATCTAAATCAATATCAGCTATTTCAGAATAATCTTGATCACCACTTATTGTAATACTATATTCGTCTGTATCAAGGAATGCTCTAGTTAAGTTAACATTAGTAGTATCAATGCCACCTGAACAATTGATAATAACATCATCAGTATAATAAGTGGCAATATCTATTATTGCACTATTTAATGAATTAAAAGCTGCATTAGTGCCTGTCAAATCAGGAGTAGTACCATCACCACCTACTGATGAAATATTAACATATCTAATAATCATAAAGCAATCCTTATATCAATGCTACCATCAATAGTTGTATCAATAGTTGTAGCGAAAATATTTTCCCAATAGAGTAGACCATCATCACCACTAACAGGGGGAACAGGGGTGCTGAATGTTCGAATTGATGCGCCAAAGGAAGTCGGATATAATCTTGGATTGCCAGCAATATCATCTGTAACTAATGAATCATCAGGCACAACAAATAATGTAGAGATCTGACTAGTATCTAAATGATAACCATTTTTAAATAATACATTAGTACTAACAACATTTCCTGTGCCTGCACTAATAGTTGAACTATCTGTTATGTTATAGTTAGTACTTCCTGAGCTAAGTAAATCATCAGTATTGTCTTGGAAAATGTTACCATAAACATCAGTACATTCTTTAATAGCAATGTTGTTATTAACTAAAGTATTATGATGAATAAGCTCATCAGTACTACTACCATCAATGGCAATATTAAAATCAGTAAACGTATTATTAGTGGCAGTAATTGCAGCTGTTGAATTAATAAAAATACCTGTTGAGTTTGCACCTGATGCACAAGTAAAAACTACAGAATCAAATATTACTGAGCCATTATTAATTTCTACGCAACTGTCATCTATGTTATCTGTTAATAGTTCTAAGCCAATATTTCTTATCTCATATGGAATGTCACTTAATGCAAATATACAATATGAATCATTTGAAATATAATAGGCACTAGTAGCTATTGATGTACTATTAGTAAAATCTTGATCACCTTCAATAATTAATGAACCACCTGTACTAGACCAGCCATTAAATAATACATTTCCATCTTTACCACCAGCACAAAATACATTCATGTCTATAGCTAAGTCACCTTCTTCTAAGGCTTCAAATTCAAATAAACTTTGGTATGATCTATCAACGCCTGTTAATAATGGAGTTCTTCCTGTGCCGCCTGGCATACTGTTAGGATTAACATATCGTCCATTTTCTGAAAGAATAGTTATTTCATTACTTGTTAAATTATAAGCATATACATAATCAGGCAAAGAATAATAATTTGAGTTTACTGTTACTTTATCGCCAGCAGAAGTGTTGTACCATTTATCTATTTTATTAGTAGTGAATGCAATAGCTTGTTCTTCTATTATTTCTTTATTAGTTATGAAGAAGCCACTAAGGCTACCATCAATAGATGCAGATGAAGCATTAATAGAAGTGCCCAATCTAAGAGGAACTGCAGTATAGATAGTGAGTGATCCACTGCCAACACGAGTATAGGCTGGTATTACCCCATCTACATATAATTGACTATTTTCAAAATTATTAGTATTACAAACAAATACAAGTGTATGCCATTGGTTATCATTATATGAAGCTGTGCTAGTGATTGTTTTAGTGCCAGCAAAACATATAATTTTACCAGATTTTAAACACAAATCAAATCTATTAGCTACGATTGCACCATTGCCACCATAACTTAAAATTAAACCAATAGTACTTGTTGTTGAACTTTTAAAAGAAATGCCAACTGATATCCATTCATTAGCTGAAGAATGACCAAGGAATGTACTATTAATATATTTTCCTGGAGTACACAAATAACTATTAGGAAAGAATGAACTTGGTCCAATATCTTTTTGGAATGTGGCACCTGCTGCCGTCATATTTCTATTGTTTGTAGTTTTATCATTTAATGCATCAGTAGATGATGACATAGTGATATTTTGGCTGAAGTAGCTAATACCATTATCACGCCAATCATAACTTAAATTAAAAGAAGAACTAGGAGGCTCTGTTACTACAGCAGTAATTGGATTCTGAATATAAGGCGGACCTTCCATTTCAATTGAAAGACTACCATCAATGAAGCCGCTCATTTATTATTCTCCTACTACATTATCAGGTAATTTAGTATTAATTACTTTTGTTAAATCTGTTCTCGAAAGGGCAGTCATGAGTCACCTCTTAATTTAATATATCTTTTAAATATTTTATTGTATGATCTACGTGGTCTGTTACTTGGGCATTTAATACTTGTTCAATGGTTAAAGGCCAACATTCATCTTCTACTGCTATCCATTTATCAGATTCATTTATTTTAATAATTCTTTCTTCAATGAGTTGCTGAATATGTAAAGGCAAACTACTACGAATTAATGTGTATCTACGTCTATTATCTTCACACGACTCGCCTATTAATAAAAGACTCGCACTATCAACAGGCACACAAAGACCATAAGCGCCACGATTTGATACATAAGCCATTTGTGGCGTATCACAATCATAAGACCTTACTACATCATTTGCCTCCCAAGTAGGAGCATCGAATAATCTTAATATTACTTTCGACATTATGCAAAAATAACTGTAAGTGGGAATGAAGAAGCACCTGTTACATTTGCACGTACTTTAGCACCTTGAGGTGCAACAAAATATGTAAAACCACTCGCTGTAATTGATGCAGTGTTTCCAACATCAATCCATGTAGTACCATCATCTAGACTTATTTGGGCATCTACTTGCCCATCACTTAAGACTACTTCCATAAATATTTTGCCACCATAATGGACAAAAGCTGTAGTGGCACCATTGGCTAGTACTGTATTATTATTTCTCATTATTGAACTCCTCTAATTGGATATATGTATTTATGTAGTTAATCTTAATCATTGCCTTTCGAATACCATAGCACATCGACAGTTAATTACTTCCTCAGCAGGACCACTAGGATCACCTGGAAACATTAGTTTAGATTTTCCAACTTTAAATGGCTTATCTTGTGGCACCTTCTGGCCATCAGCAGCCTTATGTGTGTCTCGCTCTCTACCGTCTATAGATGTTACCCATTCTTTAATTAATTTTAAGCCTGTACTTTCGGCACCTTTTAAAACACCAAATTGACTTGACGAATGAATCTCGGTCCTAGCAATAGTCTTTGCTCGTCTAGTACTAGATCCTAATATCTTTTTAATATCTTTAACAGCTGTATTCAGATCGACTTGTCCATCAGTAGCTTTACTAATAGCTCGTAATAATAATAGTTCAGTTGTGCCTGTTATATTGGTCACTTCAGTAATAGCATAATCTCTTATGAATTCCTGAATAATGAAATTAAGTGTTTCATCTATTTCAGATTTCTTTTCATATATCCCACGGCATTTAGCTTGAACATCTTTAAGTAACTTCTTGGCAAATACTCTAATTGATTCAGCATGAGCTGCATTTAATATCTTAGTAATATTCTTTTTATGAGTACCTAGAGTATCTAAGGCTTTTGATTTGCCACCCTTATATGCAGCAGAAGCTACGGATGCAAATCTTTTAAATTCTTTTTGAAGCCTGACATACATCTTACGTTCTAATGTTTTCATCATTCGTACTTGTATTACAGCTTCTCTCTTCTTAGCTTTATTAGTTTTTAAATTAATCATGTTAATCCTTAAAATAGAAGCACCTGATTAATCTTCACTAACATCTAAACTAATAGGCAACATACTAGATGATACCCATAATTCATCAGCAGCTTCATCATCAATTGACTCCATGCCGACCATTATTCTTTTCTCATTATAGCTCATAAAGGTAGAAGAATTAGCCATCTCAAACTTTTCTTTGCGTCTGGTGGTTAAAGCTGGGACATTATCTAATACTGGTACTATCTTGAGAGATTGACCGTCAACATATTTTGTTGCAAAGAATCTTTCAAAAGCTTCGTACATATCAGCCGCTAATGGCAAGACTGTATCTTCCCATAATGATAATCTAGCCTGTTCGTAGTTTGCGTATGTTTGGCTATCTTCCATTGGGATTACCTGTAATGGTACACCATATGTTCCAGCTATTTCGGTAGCTGATAATCTCTTACCAGATAGCCAATCAAGATCTTGTGGAGTTAAACTAATGGCTTGCCAACTTAATCCATTTTCAAGGAGCATAGGCTTCTTAGCATTTGCGGCACCACTATAATCTTCTTCGATTTGAGTTTTTAATCTTGAGTACTGTGATTCTGTTAATTCACCTTGTGAGGCAAGAATGCCACTAGGTGTAGCATTATTCGATAATAATGTTTGATTCCATTCTGAGGCACTATTATGTTGATCTACAGACCACGCAGCAGGAGCTAATGGGCTGAGGCCGATATAAGGATCAACAGGATTAAATGTTTTCCAATGAAGTAAATTACATGCACCTGTTATATCATTCACAGGCCAATGTTTTACATATCGTCCATCCTTTTTAATAGTATAAGCTTTTGGCAAGTAACTATTAGATTTAACTAATTCAACAGGATATGGTGTCACCACATAGAGCTGCACTACATCACCTTTATTATTATCTACAGATTCAAGAAATGTATTGCCTGTGATTCTATGATAAGCAACGAAGTTAGTTACTAAATCGGAATATGATTGAAGTACATTAGGCTTATTCAGTAGCTTCTGCAACGGATGATCTGGGACATGTTCACCATCTTTCATCACCTTTACAGGTATAGATGCCACTGAATTACTTATTAAATCAACACAACGAAAAACTACTGAGCAAGTGCTATAGCCTTCAGTTGCGTAAGTCTTAGCATTTGAACCCATTCGTTTTTTATTATTGAAATTATAAAATTGAACTGTACTTGCTTGCTTCTTTTCTTTTTTGAAAAAGTTGAACATAAGGTTATTCCTTCCATTTATTATCGTCTAATATCTATTTATGATTTATTACAATCTTCTTATGCTTGGAGTGCCTTGACTATTATTTAAATAATTGAAAGCTCCACTAAATCCATCTACTTGATCATCATGAGCTTTGCCAGGAAAAGCCTCAAGTTCATTTAAAAAATCAGTATTCCATTGACCTCTTATTAATTTAACATTTCCAGCTTCGGATTGGGCAGAGACTGGTTTAGCCCTAGTTTCTTTATTAACTGATACTCTTACAGAACGAACATCATAACCACTTAGATATGAAATTAATGCTTGAATGTCGGCTTTACCAGCCTGGCCAGGATCTTCCTCTAGTACTACCGTAGTGTCATGATCATTTTCGGCAACCTTCTTAATGGTTTCTCTTACTGTATTAGGTGTGCCTCGAAACCTTACAACATTTTCAACATAATAAATTCCATTACTTAATCTCATTTTAACCCCTGCAGTCCAGTCAGGGTCTTTATTAGTCTCACTAGGCACAGTAGCTGCCCTATCCCAGTATCTCACTGATTGCCCATCATATACACAACTATCTATTATTTCATACCAATAACTTTTGAATAACATTCCTTCCTGCAATCTAATGTTCCAGTTGCCGTCCAGTAATTGGGCTCTATCTACTGTAGATAATGATTTTAGATTTGAAAGATAATTAGGATCAAGATCCATTAAGATCTTATTATCTGTTAATTTTGCACTAATGAATGTAACTGATTTACTTCCTTCTACAGGCTTATCATGCCATGAGATTTGACCTGAATTTCTTGTGAAGTATTGAAGACATCCACTTAAACTTTGGTCGGCATATCCATCATAATCTACCCAATAATCAATGAAAGCTCTTAGCCAACTATCACTATCAGGATTACATGTTGCTCTTATATAGGGCTTAATGCCACTTGTACTTCTATTACGTGACATCATATAAAAGATTTGTTTCTCTGAGAAATGAGTTATTTCGTCAAAGTACATACCACAGATTTGGGCGCCTTGATACTTATACATATCCTTTTCATATTGTAAGTAACTGAATATGATTTTGGCACCTGAAGGAAATGTCCAAGTTAATGTACTGCTATTGAATGTGGCGCCTAAATGAGGATAGATCTCATATGATGTATCTAATAGACCACCTGGACTTTTAATTTGAACATAAGTGTTTCTGAAAAATACTGCATTAAATTTGGGATTATGAATATGCCTTAAAGGATCAAGGATAATAGCGAAGGATTTCCCTGAGCCAGCGGCTCCACCGTAAATAACAATGTCAGCAGGATTACTTAGAAAATCAGTTTGCTTGCCTGGCTGTGGTTTAATTAACATTTCAATTCCTTAAAAAGTGATTAACTGGAATCGAAGCTGACATTATCTATTATTGTCTGGCAAAATTATTTGGATTTGATTTGTTTCTTGATCTTTTTCTTGTGAATCAAATTTAGTTTCTATTTCTTTTAGCTTAACTTCAATATCAGCTTTTTGTTTATGCCAGGCTCGATACTCTGCTAAGTATTTTAATCTAATATCATCATCTAATGTGGTGTCCTCAGAACGCTCTAGACACTCGCGCATCACATCTACATCCGACGTAAGCATTGATTCACACTGCTTTTGCTTCAGCCATCTTATATAAGTAACGATTTTCTTATTTTTCAGTATGGAGCAACTAAAGTGCCTAGCATATGATTTTGCGTAGCCAGCTAATATCATTGACCTGTGTGCACTCTTACCTTCTGCATAATATTTGGCAAAAAGTATTTGCTTTGGTAATAATTCATTTAGATTTGGATATAATAAGCTCATACTCTTATTTATTAAAAACAAAAAAAAAAGCAAGACTGTTAATAAGTCTTGCTTTTTTTATTCTTAAACTAATAGATCTTCCATGAAAATCCTTAGTGTTTCTTTCATCTGTAGGGCTTCTGCTGGCTCAAGCCTAAGATAGAGCAATTCCAGCTCATTCTTCATCTGTTTTCTGCTTCTGCTTATATCATCCTCGGCAGCAAACACCCCTTTTTTCTTAAGGTTTTCGGTGCTGTAAGACTGTTCAGTCTTTTGCTTATGCTGCTTGACTATAGTAATGTCAGCTCTTAATGGGTTCATAGTTAGCTCCTTATGCTCTATGATGGTTAATGCCATCTTAAAGCATAAGGAGCAACACACAAGGCAATTCATTAAATGTTAGCTATCGTTAGCTACTTTATTCTTTTGAACATATTTCTCGACAAGACCAAGAACAACAGGAACGCCATAAGTTTTCGCATAATCAATTCCTTTTGCTTTGCCAATATCTTTCAATTTAGCAAGAGCAAGATTGCGAGCGCGCTTCTTTTCATCTACAGTTAATTTACCATCTTCGTTGGCTGATTTAGTAAATTTGACATATTCGTGGTAAGTGTCTGTCACTGCTCCACTTACATCCAGTTCTAATGATTTTCCTAATTCAGACTTTATCCAGCCTTTACGAACTACCCAACCGAATAGCAAAGCAAGTAATCCACTAATTATTTCTGTTAAATGAGGTGCGAGGGTTTCCCACATAATATAATCTCCTTTTAATTTAATTTATCCGTAAACAACGCCGACTGCTGGATGAGCTACTATCCACACTTCAGTCGGCTCAATTCCTTCTAATGCTTCGTCGCTAAAGCCTTCGTCCATTAGCCAAATCATTCTCTTTACTATTTTATTGCAATGGCAACATTTATGAGCTACTGCATCCTTTGCGGTAAAGTACATATTAGGCTTTAATCTTTTATATCTCATAATGCTTCCGTCAGATAGAGTGCATCTTCTACAGTAGATCCATATCCTGTACTAGTTAAGCATATGCTCATGACATTATTACTTACATCTTTAATTTCGTAAGCTACGCCTAACTTCATCGGCCCACCATGTATTTGTCTCGGAAAGGCAACTACATGTCCAGATGATATATCTAAGGCTGTAAATGATGTACGCAATTCGTTGCCATTATTAAACTTAAATTGTTCTGTATTAGACCCACTATAGTGGGACTCAGCTCTATAACATTCATGATCTGCAACATCTGTCATTAATGAAATGCCAGAAGAAATAGAACTATATGTAGTCTGGGCAAATGCTAATAAATTACTTGGTGCGCTCCAAAAATTATTAGAAACATAAACTGGAGTAGTAACTAATGCTCTGAGTAAGTTATCATCGGCGTCAAAGAAATTTCTTCCTGCTCCCATGATACAGACATCATCATTAATCGAGTCTGTGCCCCATAACCATATGTCCTCTAGGCTATCAGTTACTGCCCATTTCACAAGATCATAGCTCCCCTGAAAACAGGCACGAAATTTTAATTCTTGAGTTCCGCCAAAAATAGTACCACCAGCGGCAATTAAATCTGCTGCTACCACAGAATTAATAGCTGATTCATAGCCATAAGAGACTGACACATATGATGTAGAGATAGAGCCATTTCTACATTTATCTAAGTTAATAGTAATAATATCATTAGCAGCAAATAAAATACGATCATCTGCAATAGGACTAGCTACAGGTGGGGCAATTAATAATAGACCATCGGCAGTAATCTGATCTGAAATGACACGCCAATTAGATGCAGTAACAGCTAGTGCTATGCCTTCTAATATGCGAGTGCCACCTATATTAGTGCCATTATATGGAATTAATGAGTGTAGTGTTCTGCTGAGTAAGGGTATCATGATAATATCTCTATGGTTGGGTAATTAAATTTAGGAGTGGCAAACATTAATTCTATTGACGATTCATTATAACGTTCAGTGGCAAAGATTAATTCTATATTATTATTATTAATGTAAGTAAATCCATTAGGAGTACTAATAAGAATATTGCCACTGTAGTCTAGTACAGGATATCTTAGTAAGACTTCTGCGGTTGATTCTAAGGCTAACGAAATAGTTTGAGAATCATTATGAGCTGACTTTAATTCAAAAGAGTTTATTTGGCAGATTGCCTCAAAGTAGTCTATATCACTAGAAACCTTTACATTGATAAACGTATTATTAATGGCAGCTACTCTTAATGCTGTAAGAGTAGCTGAGTCAGTATCAATAAATTCTACTGTTATTGATAGTGATCTAATGCCAGTGTTTAATAATCTTCGGCGTCTACTTCTTTTAGTAGTTACATCAGTGGTTTCGTTATTAATGGTCATAGACAGATTACGTTGACCATCAATAACTATGTCATTCACTGATAATAATAAGTTTTTTCCATTAAGTCTCATGCTTTATATTTAGTTTGCTCGTCCTATTTTATTAGTCATCAGTTACATTTTAATGATATTCAATCAACGAAATTAATTGGCTTCAGTGGCTTGATTCTTGACTTTTCTTTTTTAGCCAATATATCAAAGTCTACTAACTTAACATCACATCCTGAGTCTACATGTAGCCATGTATGTTCTAGGTCATTAATGTTTAATTTTTTAATATTTTTATATAATTTTAATAGCATAGTAGCTGATAGTGACACTTGGCATCTCTGTGGAATATCTGTACTGTATAGAGCTATATTCACTTCCACATAATATTTTGTGCCAATTAGGGTAGGCGGTGTTTTTCTAAGCTGAACAAGTTCTAGAACGGCAAAAGATTTTTTATATTTCATGTTATGTCCATTCTATTAGATTAATTTTATTTAGTAGCTTAATTAGTTAATATTATTATAAGGCCAAGCAAGACTATGTCCAGTCTATTATTATAGAGCCAGTCTATAAGAGTAATGGTACTG